CAGTTTTAGAAAGCATACCAGCTTCTTTATCTGCTTTTGATTGTGGATCTGTCATTAAATAACCAACAGAACTTGCCCTAATAAGGGTTTCAGAAAAATTAATCATTATTTTTTAGTTTTAAAAGTGGCAATTTTAAGATCATAATAACTTTTAAGCACTGGGTTTTTTTGACACATCAAATAAACCTCTCTTAATTCTCCTTCAGTCTTGCAAGAATTAATAAAATCAATAGTATTATCCAATTCTTTTTCTGGAGATACTATTTCTTCCGGTTCTTGAACAATTTCTTTAAAGTTTTCTTTGTGGTATTCCTCCACCAATGCTTTTGCTGTGTCCAATGCCTGCTTTGCATCTTCTCCAGCGTTTAAAACTATTTCAACTCCTATTTTTTCAGAAGAATAGTTTCCTAAATTAAATGTCTTTTGGTAATTAATAGTTTGAATATGCATATTATAATCTTCTAGTTACTGTAGTTACGTTATTTATTACTTTGATCTTAAAAATTTTATCTTGATGCTCTTGCTTTTTCTTTAAAAATGATACCATTACCGCTACCGAAGAATAAGGATTATCTAATCTTATCGTTTCTCCAATTTTAAGGCTTGCCACCTTGCTAGATACTGAATCTGGACTTACTAATCTTGCCATTTTTATTTATTTGTTTCCCAAAATTAAATTAATTTATTTAATTAAAAAAATAAATTTTATTAAAAACATAAAACTTATTAATTTTATTTTAAGCATAGTAAGGTTTAAGCAATTAATCGCCGCTACGTTTCTACGTTGGCGGCCTTTTTGTATAAAAAAACCCCTATAAGAATATAGGGGTATCGTTTTAACTAACTAAAAAACTAAAAAACTGATTACCTCTGTAAAAATACTAATTTTTATTTAAAAATTTCTTTTTTACTAGGTTTAGCTTTGACCTGTATTCAATGATCAAAGATTTAAGCTCATCTTTAGTTGGTTTAGTTACTTGTCTTGCGGTTTCTTGAAGATATTCTACCAATCCGCTATTTTCTGTATGTAATCTATTTTCATATTCTTCTAAGTTCCCAAATTGGTAACAATTACATTCCATACATTGGGGTCTGCAATTTTGTTCCATCCATCTTGTACCTAAATTTGATCTTGGTATAAAATGGCCACACTGGCTTTCTGGTATTGTCATTTTTTCATCACAAGTATAACATAATACAACGCCATGTTTATCTGCGTGTTTATTTCTAATATACTGGCTAAATATTCTATCAAGGTCAGATACTAAGTACTGGAAGCTTTCTCCATCTTCTTCAAATTCTTCCATACGCTTTTGTGTACTATGTATTGTTGCGCATTGCTTGCACATCTTATTTGAAAAGTGGTAATCATTCTTGCCACAATTAGCGCACTTCTTCTTTTTTACTATTATTGTTGAGTTTCTCATCTTCTTTTAATTTATGCAGTTTACCATCTATAAATTTATACTTACCAATATACTTCCCTTCTTTAGTTACTTCAATCACCATATCCAACCTCTTAGCCATTTCATATACTAAATCAGTGTTTTCCATTATTTTATTCTATCATTTATAAGTTCTTTAAATTTCTTTTTGGCCTCTAGTTTTGTAGTTCCTATATAAGTCATTTTAATTGTTTGGCCATTCAATTCAACCTCGCAATGCCATTCAACTAAATAAGGCATAATAAGTGAACACCATCCAACAGTCTGCCATTTACCTTTTGTCATTTTAATATTATTCATGAGGCTAATTTATACCAAAATTAATTTAAAAAAATTAATACACAAAAATTTTTTAAAAAAATCTTAAAAATATTTGGAAGTTTGTTTTTAATGATTAATTTTGGCTAAAAATAATAATCTATGGAAGAAATTAAAGACAAATTGCATGAAAAAATAAAAGATGCATTAGACGGCAGAACTCAACGCTGGCTTTCATTAAATGCCAAAATACCTGAATCGGAATTGTCAAGAAAAATGCAAGGTAAATTATTGTTTACGGACACAGAAATAGCTCGTATTAACGAAGCTTTGAAAACCGATTTTATTAATGATTAAATTTTCGTCATGAATTATAAAGAAAAATTACTTGATCCAAGATGGCAAAAAAAGCGTCTTGAAGTTTTTAATAGAGATAACTTTACTTGTCAATTGTGTGGCGATACAGAATCTTCTTTACATATACACCATTTAAAATATATTAATAATCCTTGGGATGTAGATAATGAAAGCTTAATTACCTATTGCCAACATTGTCATCAATTTATTGAATTTACTAAGAATTTTAGTATTTATAGAAAAATAATTAAAATAGATAAAAATATTACAACATTTGGGGTTATTTTATACGTTTTATCTATTGATAAATATAATCAAAAGGGTATTGATATAAATATTCTAAAATCTGATAAACTTGATGATATTGAGTATGTTACTTTTCTTAATGATAAGGCACTAAATGATCTTAATAATTTATTTAATAATAATTAAAATATGGCAAAAAGATTTACAGATACTGAAATTTGGGGCGAAGATTGGTTTTTAGATATGCCAAACGAATATAAATTGTTTTGGTATTATATGCTTTCTAATTGTGATCATTCTGGGATATATAAAGTAAACATGAGGTCTTTTTGTAGTCTAAATGAGGTCAAATTGACTTCAAATAAGGTGTTAGAGTATTTTAATGCTGGTAAACAAAGAATTAGAGTATTACAAGATAATGTTTGGTTAATTGAAGATTTTTTTGTTTACCAATATGGAGAAACTTTTAATACTAACAATAGAGTGCATGAAAGCATAAAAAAGGTTTATCAAAAATATAATATAGAGTTGACCTCAATTAGAGGTCTAAAAGACCACAAGGATAGAGTTAAGGATAAGGATAAGGATATAGATATAGATAAGGATATAGATAAAGAAAATAATAAAGAAAAAGAAAAAAAAGAAGTTTTTAAAGAAGAAAAACCAGATTTAGATCAGTTTCTTATTTTTTGCAAGGAGGATATGAATAAAAATGGCTTGAATTATCAGGCTTATGAATATTCTTTAAAATCTAAATTTGCATCTTGGCAGGAAAATAATTGGAAAGATGGGAATAATAAACCAATAAAGTCGTGGAAAGCTAAAATTCGCAATACAATACCATTTTTAAAGCCCATTAATCAAACTTCTCTAAATAATGGAGGTTTGTATCAAGATAAAGTAAAAGAAGCATTAAAAGCATTTAAACCACAAGATTACTAATGATAACAATTTTTAAGAACATTTATTCTAAAGAACCAAAGTATGTTTCTGTTGAGTATTGCTTAGATAGAATCAAAAATGGCAGAAGTAAATTTGCTGTAGAAGAAATAAGAAACACACTAGACAAAGACAAAGCTGATAACCTTAAAAAGAATTTGCCATCCGTTTGTTTTAGCGGAAAATTTGGTGCAAATAGGCAGGATGTTGACCTTATTGAGCATAGTGGCTTCATAGTGCTAGATTTCGACAATGTTTACGAGCTTAGAGATAGGCAAACCGAAATTATATCCCAGCCATTTGTTTATGCTTGTTGGGTGAGTCCTTCTGGGAACGGATTAAAAGCTTTAGTTAAAATTGCGGATGGTTCAAAGCACAGAGAGCATTTTCAAGCATTACAGGATGTTTTTGGCAACTTGGATAGAAGCGGTATTAACCCAAGCCGTGTTTGTTATGAGAGTTATGATCCTGAAATTTACATAAATGAAAAAGCTGAGGTTTTTAGAATGGTTAAGAAAATTGAAAAAGTTGTTACCTACGAAAGAACGGCAGACGACCAAAAGATTTTCAAGAACATTTTGACTTGGCTTTCCAATAAGAACGAGGCTTTTGTTACTGGGGAAAGGAATAACTTTATTTTTAAACTTGCTTCAGCTTGCTGCCGATTTGGAATACACGAGATTACTGCAAATGGTATGATTCACAATGAGTTTATTAGTAATTCAGAGTTTACTAAAAGAGAAGCAGATAAAGCGATTGCATCAGCATATCGTGCGAACGCATCAAGATTTGGTAGTGCAAATTTTGATAAAGAGCAATTGGTTGATAAAGTTACAAGAAAAGAAGTTGAGGTTGAAAAGGCTGTATTTGATGAAGGAATTAAGTTAAAAGATGTTATTTATGGAATTGATGTAAAGGAGCAGGCTTTAAGTATTTATGATAATGGTTATGCTCAAGTAGATGGTATAAACATACCGGATATTGATGAAAGATTTAAGCCAAAAAGAGGCGAGATTACAGTTCTTACAGGTATTGGTAACTATGGAAAATCATCATTTAAGAAGTGGTATCAAGCAATGAGGATTTTATTGTACGGAGAAAAGTTTGCAACATTTTCACCAGAGGATAACCCACCAGAAGAATACTATCACGATTTTGTAGAAATTATTTTGGGTTGCGATTGTAGTCCTAATAATCCACACAGACCTTCAAGACAAGTTTATGAGCAGGTGTATGATATGGTTTGTAAGCACATATTTTATGTTTACCCAAAGGATGTTTCACCAACTCCGCAATATATTATGGAAGTATTTTTGGAGTTAATCATTAAAGAAAATGTAGATGGAGTGGATATTGATCCATTTAACCAATTAACAAATGAATACCAAAAGTTTTCAAGAAGTGATAAGTATTTAGAGTGGGTATTATCGGTATTCTCAAGATTTGCTCAAGTGAATAATGTTTTCTTTTGGATTATAGCTCACCCAATTAAGATGGCTAAAGCTGGAGATGGAAACTATCCTTGCCCAGATGTATTTGATTTGACCGATGGAGCAATGTGGAACAACAAGATGGATAACATTTTGGTTTATCATAGACCATTTGCTCAAACCGATCCACAGAACCCTACTTGTGAATTCCATAGTAAGAAAATTAGAAGGCAGAAGATTGTAGGTAAAAAAGGTTTTACGGTATTTGAGATGGTTTTTAAAACAAGGAGATTTTTCTTTACTGGAATTGATTCTTTGCAGCTTTTATTAAACCAAAAGAATATAGACTTTAAGCCAAAACAACCTACTCAACAAACATTAGAACAAGATGGCTGGATGCCATTTTCAGAAGAAAATATTTTTTAATTATAAACAAAAAAAGATGATCAAATTACAATTAATCGGACACTTAGGACAAGATGCTACGGTAAATGATGTAAACGGTAGAAAAGTTATTAATTTTTCGGTGGCACATTCCGAGAAGTACAAAAACAAAGATGGAGCTGAAGTAAACAGAACCACTTGGGCTTCATGCGCTTATTGGACTGATAAAGTTAATTTAGCTTTGTATTTAAAAAAGGGTACTCAAGTTTATGTTGATGGATACCCAGAGGCTAAAACATACAGAAACAGCAATACAAATGAAGTAATGCCACAGCTAGCAGTAAGAGTCGCAAGCATACAATTATTGTCAAGTGGAAAACCCCAAACAAACAATGATTTTTTAAGTCAACCAAATGGATATGAACAAACTGACGAACAACCCTTATTTTAATTTCAGCAATTACAGTTGGAGTGGTAACTTTACTATTCCAACTTATTCATTAAAAATTAAATTTATAAAAAATGGCTAAAGCAAAATCAGACTCTCAAAAAATAACATTTGGTAAAAGAAAAAGAGGTAATGCTAAAAAATCTTATAATAAACATTCCCCTAAACCAAAACAATATAGAGGACAAGGACGATGAAAGATTTAATAACCATAGTATTAATTCTTAGCCCTATTTTAATTTTTATGTCTATTTATTTAGTCTTATTAAGTAACAGTAATCATAAAGAAAAAAAACAAAAATGGTTTGATTCTGATGATTCACATATATTTTAATTATGAATGATCAAAAAGAATGGTTTGAGTATTACGATGAAGAAAATCCTCAGATTTATGAATTTTTTAAAAAATATTCATTGAC